CCACTGTGTCAGTAAAGTTGCCCACAGTAATCAGCACCCGCTGACCAGCAGAAGGTGACGCAGGTAGAGTGATAGTTCTACCAGCCGCACTAACATAGACATGAGTATTAGCTGTGGCTGTAATAGAGGACGCTGTGCTGACTGTGGTGATGCCTACGGTTATGGGGTCAGAAGCAATGACACCTGCTTTTACTTTTGTTAAAGCCATTAGCCCACCTCTGGTCTTGTGTCTGGGAAGTCGTCAGTAGCTGGCCAGTCTCGTAGGGCTTGGCGATAAGCTAGGATAGCCTCAGCGTTAGGGTAGTCGGATACTGTGGCTGCTATGTCAGTGCGAGTTAGTTCGCCATCACGCCACTGACGGGCATCTTCCTCTATCTCAGCGGTAGTTGGCTCAACAGCCTCATTGACCATCTTATCTTCATACCAACCATCATACTGAAACCTAGTCAGGCCGTTGTCTAATACTGTTTCACTTATTGGGGTAGTCATTATTTTCTCCTTAGCTATCTAGCCGAACTAAACAGCCTGCTTGTCTTGAATCAGCATGTGTAGTCCCTACGCTTGACGCAACAGTAATAGTTAAGCTGTTTTCAAAACGCACACAGGCTGCGGGATTAACAAGAGGCGCGTTGACATTTGGCCACAACTGTTTAGGGTAGTAACCAGCACCCCCTGAATAATCAACAGTCATGTTATCTGGGTTTCCTACTGGTGCGCTTGAAGTACCAGCGTCCATTGCGGATTGAGGGGGAATCATTGAATAACCAACACTTAAAGATTGACCTAAAGTTATTGCTGAAGGTAAACCTAAGTAACCTCTTATGTAGTAACTCCCTGCCGCTGGAGCTAAAGTTACTGTTGTTGCTACTCCGTCTACAGTAACTATAAAAGTAGTAACTAAATTAGCAGTGCCGTTTGGCGCAGCTCCTCCAAAAGCATATATTAAAGACCCCCCTTTACCGCTAACGCTGTAGATAGTCCTGTGTGTGTTCGCTACAGAATTAGTGTCTGTAAATGCAGTTAACGTCTTAGTGTTATAATAATAGGTACCATATGCTCTAAAAGCATTATTTGCCCAAACACCTACACTTTGAAAATCAGCATTAAATCTTGGCATCTTTGCTGGGTCGCGATTTAAACTGTCTCTACTTCCTATTACTGCCATGTCTATAACCTCTTAAATAGTTGTCCAGCCAATGGTGCTATCCACGTAGACCATCTGTGCTGCGTTATTCTGTGGCAGTTGAGCATCTCCAGCTACCGAATTAATATTTGAGCCGTTACGTCCTACAGTAATTAATGCTGCCCCTACGTTCTTAACAGTAACAACATCACCTGCTGATGGACTAGCTGGGAGTGTGAGAGTAAACGCAGTAGTGGCATGATTGCCTACAATTTGATCGCCAGACAACATAGTGTAGTTGGCAGTCTTAACCAGCCAATCGTTATACAATCCGCCAACTGTGGCAAAAGACAAAGTGCCTGAACCGTTAGTTATAAGTGCTTGTCCTGTGCTGCCGTCAGTGACAGCAAGTTTTGCAATGTTTACAGCGTTGTCTACAATCTTTGCCGTAGTGACTGTGTTGTCTGCTGGAGTACCTATCTCAGTGACTGCAATAGCCGCTACCATAATCTCAATGGCTGCTCCGTTCGCAGGAGCTTCAGAGAAAGTAACTACAGCGGGATTGCCAGATACTGCATACGTTGCCTTGTTTTGATACACGCCATCAATATAGACAAGCGTGTTGTTTTCAATTGCTGCGCCAGAGAGTGAGAAGGTTACGTCAGAGCCGTCACCAGTAAAGCTGTTGAGCAGGAGGTCAGCAGCACCGCCACCAATCTCGCCCCACTCTGTGGTATAGCCTTCAAACTTACCTTCAGTAGTGTTATAGCGGAACATCCCCGCTGCTGGAGAGCCTTCACGCTGCCCTGTAGTACCTGCGGCAACTTTCAAAGAGCCGGTATTATTAAGTACAAGCGCACCAGTCATTGTGCCGCCAGATTTAGGCAAAGCGTTATCAGCTAAAGTGCCTTGTGCTGCGGTAGCGTAATCGGAAGAATCAAAAGCCTTTACTTGAGCGAGGTTAGCTACTTCGCTGTCCATCAACGCACCAGCGGCTGTTACGTTGGCTGTGTCTGTTACGTCTGCCCCAGCTTCAATGCCATCTAGCTTTGCACCGTCTGTAGCGACATCACGCCCATCAAACGTGCTGCTGGTAGTAACTGCGCCCGTCAATGCTCCACCCGATAGTGGCAAAGCAATATTTGTAACGCTAGTGCTAAAGTCTGCGCTGACAGCCTGATTGCTGCCGTTTCCTAAGAAAAAGTTGCCATCATTAAGATTAGGCGTGGCGTTTGTGCGACCAGCACCGCTAACCTTGATGCTGCCGCTTGATGCGTGTGACTTTGTTACTTTAGCGATTTTCTGCAACAACGCAGATTCGCCAGTAGGTGCAGTAGTAGTTAGGGTGCCTGTAGCCGAGACAAAAAGCTCATCGCCCTCGCTAAAACTAGAGGTATCTAGCCCCTGCAAGGTGCCAAAAGTGACGACAGAGCAAGCAGCGTTAGCGTTTACTGTCGCATCAACAAGACCAAAGCATGGCATTTTACTAGCGTCATCAGCATCTGCCTTACTAACTATGGTGGTATTTCCGCTAATGCCCGATATGTAAACTGGATCGCCTTTGGTCAGTGCCTCGCCAGCCTGACCTTTAAACAATATTGCGCCAGTCAGGTCACCGTTGAATCCTGTAGCCTCTACCTCGCCAGTAAAGGTAGCGCCCGACAATGCCGCATAGCCTGACAAATCTGGTGGGGTATAGGTGAACACCCCAGAAGAATATGCCAGTGCAGCAGTGCCTACGCTATTTGTAGTTACACTTAAATCACCATCTTCGAGTTTGTCTGTGTTGAGATTGGTAAAGTTGCTGTCAATCTCATTATTTGTCAGGGGCGAGCCTTTGCCTGCCCGTGTTACTATTGTAGACATCGGTAGCCCCTTCTAAATTAAGATGCAGTTAAGGTAATAGTCCAAGTGATAGACATACTATCGGACGCGCCCTTATTTACCACGCTAAATACTGTACGGCAAAGCATATCACCACTAGAAGAAGCATTGAAAATGCCAGCCTCTGTAACCGCACCAGTGCCTTCTCCAGCCTCAAAGCTAGATACATATGTAACGGTGTTGGTTGAAACAGTAGTGCTGTCTAACGCTTCTCTGGATCCTAGTATTGATACCAGATCAGTCTGACCAGCAGCAGCGGCAGTTGTGCCAGAGCCGACAGCCATGTGCGACATAGCGCCCTGAGTAGTGTCTTTCATGCGGCTGACAATGTAATTCAGGCCATCGTCTACCACTAAGTTGTGAATTTCGCGGGTATCTTTTACAGTGCCATCTTCGCCTTTAACAACGATTGCCACATCACCGCGCAGTTTTAAGTTATCGTTAACCATTTGAACCTCTTAAAAGTTGCGGATGAAGCCGCAATATTCTTCTGCAAAATAATCTTCAAGCGCATAGGTCTGAGTTGTTAAGTTCCCAGAGTCTGACGCTGAAGGCGTTTCGGTTATTCCTTTACCCGCTAAGTTTACTATGGAATCGGTAATCAATCCAAGTTCCGTCCGCGTCTTGACGAAATCCATCGTCTGATCATCCTCAACAGAGGATTCTCCATCAAGGTCATCGGTGCCATATAAAATGTCGGTGATCACCTTAAAGAAGTCTTTTTTATCTATCTGATCGGCAGCGCCTGACGCATCGCTAGGGGCCAAGCCGAAACCAATAACACTAGAATCTGCAAATGCGCCACTGTCTGACAACGACTGTATCAATGCGACTACAACAGTTATCGAATCTGTAAAGCCTGCTGCGTCTGATCTTGAGGTTGTTAAACCTAAATTTGCTGCATCACTGGCACTTGCAGCGTCAGCATGATCGCGCACATAGGCCAGCACAAATGACAGTGCGTCAGTTGCTCCCGATGTATCTGCAAGACCTTTGGTGAAGTCGAAAAACTCATCATCAGTCAGCGTGCCGCTGTCTGTTAGGTCAACACCGAAAAACAAAAGCACAGTAATTACATCTGTCAAAGACGCAGAGTCGCTTTCCGTCGATGTAAAATCTAATGCGGCTAAATCACTAACCGCTGGATTTTCTGACTTGGCTAAAATAGCAGACAAAGCAGCAGCATCAGCAACGCTGCCTGCGTCAGCAAGCTCTTTCAAAGCCTCTATGACAGCCTGATCTGCGGCAGTGCCGCTATCAGCTAAACCTTTGGTCGATGCCAATGTTGTGCTGTCTGCAACACCTGCCGAGTCAGATGGCGACTTGCCTAATGCACGCGCAACGGAATCCACAATAGCTGCTGCATCTGTGAAAGCCTTGCTAAATAGTTGACCAACAATAAAAGCGCCAACCTCTACTGCCGCTATTGCTCTAAGGCTAACAACCTGTGCCGCAGCTTTTAACGCAGACAGCTTCGCTATAGCTCGCCTAAGTGCAAACTTAGCGTCAGCCATCTTAGAAATCAGCCCTGAGCTTGAAGTTTAAAAGCTCGTAGATTGTCTCGACTGTCCCCGAAGGGTAAGTAATCTCAATCTCGCCCTCGTAGTAGCCAGAATCAAGGTCTAAATCTGTCGCTCCAAAACTAAACAACACTATGCCCTTTGCGTAATTTGTATTAGGGTTATTTACACCGCTAAGAGTAAACAGGGTTGTAGTGCCGCCTTTTTTGCGAAATTTCAAAACCAAAGTGCAGCCAGTTAAATCAACGATAGATCCGTCATCTTCTCTAGTGATCGTCGCCTTTACCTGTGGCGCATTGTCATCTTTTACTAAGTAAAAAGTCATCTTATGCCTCTAGGGGTCTACGAACCCATACTTAATCATGCCTTCGCCATGATCTGCCTGAATAAAAAGTGTGTAAATGTCATCTCTTGAGCGAAGAGTAATATTTAATGCCTCTAATGCGGTGTTAGCATCAACAGGACTATTGTATGTACCTGTCACGGTATCATCGCCATCGAGAGTAGTATAACCGATTTCTATCAAGATACGTTCTCCATTGTTCCGCTATACTTCATCAGCTTTGCAGTTACATTTGTTATGTTAGTAGTACCAACTATTTCCGGCCTAAATTCCGTTGTAGTAGTAGACTCGCCATATGTTTTAGCAATGTTGTGTCTTACAGTCTGCGTAGTTCCCGCTGGAACGTGTATGCGAATATCATCAAGAGAAGCTGGATCAACATAAGTATTTACACCAGCAAATCTGTAAGGGTTGAAATATAAAGTATCACCTGTAGCAAATGGACTAGATAAAGCTGATACCATAATATATGTTCTATTTAGAGCAGTATGGTAAAACACTGAATTGATATTGCCATTGCTGGTTCCGCTAGAATTATTTGCAACACCCCCAGTATTATCTAAGGCAGAAAGGTAATTGCCAGATAGGTATATCCACCAGTTATACGGGAAGGGATTGCTAGACAAAGTAACGCCACCTGCTGATCCAACTTGTACACCTGTTGCGCTTTTGCTTTTAACCTGCAATCCGAACTGAAACTCTACCTGATAATCTGTCCCTGAGCTATTGATTACAACAAAATCAAAATCCATGTCTATACGCTGGCGCTTGCTAATGCTTAAAGATGGCGCGGGGATATAGAATTGCTGCGTAAATGCTGCTGTAGAGGTAATGGTGGTATTAACATATACACTGGTCGGGTAAAGCTCTGACACATCGCCTGAGAGCTTATCTACTGTAATACTAGATGCCTGTATCTCAGCGGCAGTTAAAGTGTTTGTAGCAATTTGTGCGGCAGTAATAGTTCTGGCTTCTATTTCATTAGCCGTTATAGTCCCTGCTTCTAGCTTATTGCCAGTAATTGTGCCTGCTAAAATAGACACTGCTGTCACAGCATTTGCCGCAATCGAGTCGCCATTAACAGCATCAGTTGCTATCAGCGCATTAGTTATAGCGTCATTGTCGATGTTAGGCGTATCAATAATGCCGACTTCTAAATTACCGCCACTGTATTTAACGGTTGTTCCATCAATGTTAGTTGCTGTGATCGTTCCTGTAATTGTTGCGCTAGTGGCTGTGATTGCGCCAGCAGGGGTTACTCTGAACGGTGCGCTGCCGAATGTTGCGTTGCCTAAGTAAATTCCGTTGGTGTCCGCTTTAAATATGCTTGTGCCAGTGCCAATCTTTACGGTTACGCCATCAATAGATCCAGCGGTAATCGTACCTATATCAGCACTAATAGCGGCTAGATTAGCTACATCAATTTTTACAGCAGTAACTGCGTTAGCTGCGATAGAATCAGAATTAACTGCATCTGTATCAATAAGCCTATTAGTAATTGCATCGTCTGCAATTTTTATCGTATCGATACTACCATCAGGAATAGTCGCTGCTGGTGCTGCTGTTGTAGTTGCGCTGACTACGCCACTAAACGCAGACTGGTTGCCTGTAAAGTCTACGGCCTTCACCTTGTAGTAATAGGTAGTTGTAGTGCTTAGTCCTACCTTAACAAATGAAGTGCCAGAGCTTTTGCCGACTAAAGAATATGTACCGCTAGATGATGTAGATTGATAAACATCTACATGGCTAAAGTCAGCGGCAGTAGGATTCGTCCAGTTGACAGATATAGCCTCAAACTGGCCTGTAGCTGATACACTGCTAGGTACACTTGGCGCAGTGGTATCAGTCGCTGCTGTCGGTGAAGCTGCTACATAAGAAGAAGAGACACCAATCTCATTGATAGCTTTAACCCTGACGTTGTAGGTCTGGCCATTCTGTAGTGTAGTAATTACAGCAGGGCTAGACTTAGTTGTCATAGAGTAATAGTTAGACGCACTAGCCAGCTTCCACTCAACCACATAATGATCGGTAAAGGCATCGTCAGCATTAGTCCACGCCACGTTAAACTCTGCGTTAAATGTGCCGTCAGAGTTTAAAAAGCTGTCACCCGTTACGCTGAGATTAGTAGGCGCAGCAGCAGTTAGCCCGTCATATAACGCAACCTCACCAGCGCCAAGATAGACTTCCTCGTCTGAGGCAGTCCAGTCCCAGATAGATGCCGCAGTCTCAATAGCATCTACATTTACTACAATCTGGCCATCTGCAAAGTCTAAGTTATATCCAACAACCTCAAACACCTTATTGGAATAACCCAGTCGAGCATTCGTTACATTGATATTGTCGCCAATCTTAAACCGTAAAGCACTAAGGTTGCAGGGTATGGTTATTGCTTCTTGCTGGCGGCTACGGAACAAGGCCAGCTTTGCTATCCGTTGTGCGCGAATATTATTAACCGTGAAAGGTAACGGCATATCTAAATAGATTGGATCGCCATCTTCAGCCACAAAAGTGCTAGATAGCTGTGCAGGGTAGTCGGCAAGAATAAAGTTATCATCCTCGGATAAAAACACGCCTTTTACGCCATTGTAAGCATTACGCCTAGACTGCTTGGTCTGGATGCTTATATCACCAACAGCGACCGATTCATCTACGCTGTAGGTAGGGGCCACATATTCGCCTGCATATATCTCAAACTTACCTGCCGAGAAAACAAGCCGCCCAATCATAGAACCGAGCATCGAGTCTAAGTTGCCTTTTATAGAGCCAGCAGTATCTACAACGCCATCTAATTGATATCGCTTTTGAGTCCCACCAGCAGCAAGGGTTACCGTTTCTTCACAGACAGTTGCAGCAGCAGTAATGCTAGACGTTAAGATATTTCCTACAGTCTCACCCAGACCGTATTTAGTGTCTCGCAAGTAATCATAAACGCACAAGGCTGGATTTTGGGACCACTCAGTAACACTGGTAGCAGGATTTAAAACCTTTTTCCCGCGAACTACAGTTGAGATATTAGGCAAGCCATTAGCAAACTGATCAACGTCATAGGTCAGCCTGACCACCATATAGGCTGTGTCTAGCAACTTATGATCTGATGTCCATTTAGTTGACGCTGCGTTTAAACCTGCATCGGCTGTAGTCTGATCTCCCTTGTGAAAACCTATGCTTACATAGTTGCCCCAAGTCCCAACAAAACTACCATCCCATATTTTAACATCGTTAAACCAGACTTCCTCGAAGGCATCAATCTCATGCCCAGCTACAGCGATAACCAACCATAGGTATTTATTGTCAGTGCCTGTTGACTCAAGGTAAACGATATTCCCGCCTACTCTAGCTCGGCCATAGACTATCTTGCGCGATTGTGCAGCTTCTCTTGTTGTTATTGACCTGCCTTCCATAGCAGCCCCTAAATCAATGCTTGGCATTAGGGCTTGAGAAACTAAAGATAAACCAGCACCAATAGCAAAGGCTATCGCAACTTGGCTGAATGTTATTGCGGCAAACCCTATAGTTGCAGCAGCTCCTGCCGCGCTTACCAAACCTGCTATTACTACTGTAGCCATTCTATTCGCCTAAAAAACACTTGTGATAAACGCGCTCTAAAAGATTAAAGCCCATTCGTTGCATTAGCCCGTCAAAAGGAAAATCCACCTTCATGTTTAGGGTCATTAATGAAGCGCCATTTTCTTTGCAGTGCGCCTCAGCAAACTTTATTAGCTCTGCCCCTGTAGTGCTTTTCCTATACTCAGGCTTTACATAAATTACATCAGTAGAAGCAAAAATATGATCTTTGTGGTGAATGCTTTTTGATACCATAACCACACAGTAACCAACTAGCTCGCCACCTTCCCTAGCAGTAAATATGTGCAATATGCCCATCTGATCTAGCAAAGCGTATTCTTTCCAGTCTGGGTCGAGTGGTATTGTATCTTGGTTTGGCTCAGTCTCTGCCCAATGTTTATCAAGCAGTGGCTTTATATCTTCTTTGACATTAGCCATGCATTCATGCGCAATCTTTATCATCTGCCAATCCTCATTCCTCCACCACCACGCCCAGTATAGGTAGGATTCGATGCAGGTGAAGCTCTGCCCCAGATAATTTCTTTTTCTACTATTGCCGTTACAAACTCAAAGCCTTTGTCGGTAGGGTGATCGATCTTCTGATCTTCTGCGGTGTAGCGTCTGACCTTTGCCCTTTCAAATGCAATTAATTTATTTTCGCAAGCAATAGATATAGTAGATGTCTCGCCTGATTCAGCGATAGTCATAGTATCCATAAAGCCAGCAAATATCACAGTCGGATCAGCCACTAGATCGCCAGAAGCATCAAACGCGCCAAGCATTACAGTTATGGGCCTGCCCTGATATTCGTGATCTTTAGCTATCACCACCAAAGATGATTTAACGCCTGTTAGGGTTACGTTAATACCACTGGCCTGCATATCAGATGTCTCAGTGACTGGGCTAATTCCTAACAAGTCACCAACGCCAGTATAAGTCTCACTGTCATAGGTAAGATCGCCAACACCTGACCATAGGTTTAATTCGTTAGGCGTTTCGCCTGAATCAAATACCATACGCACAAGGAATATAGGGCGAACGACATCAGCAGTTGATACTGCCTGCATTGCACTAGATAAAGCCCTACTCATAATGCTTCAACCATAGCAAAGCTAAAGCCCTGCAAGCTGGCCTCATTGGTAGACCACGAAACCTCATTGGAGGCCATGCGCCAAAGGCTCTTAGGCTGTGTGAAGTCTAGCGCCTGACCTGTAGCTATTGCCTCGCGTAATGGCGGTTGAAACTCTAAAGTACCAGCGCCTGATGACTTGTCTGCTGTAACCAAGTATAGATAGCTGCCTAGCTGAAAGTATGTTCCTGCCGATACCGCTGTGCTGCCTCCAGAGGTTGTCAGGGTCTCTGCCCTGATAGCAGTGGTGCCGCTTGTAGTCACATTGGCTGTATCTGTATGCAGTGGGTTACCGAAAGTAAATGTACCTTCACGCCCTTTGAGTCCAATGATAAATGCTTCGACTGATCTTGCCTCTGCATAGGTTAAAGGCGGCAAAGCAACCTCTGCCTCCCACCTTGCGCCCTGATGCGTATAGACCTGAGTATCTAAAGTAAACGGAGATTCAGCAACAGCCACAACACGCTTTAGGCGCATTGACATATTCTGTATGCCGACATTGGGAAAAGATAAAGGCATCTATTATGCTCCGACCATTGCTCTTGAGAAGTTACCACCACGCACCCTAGCGTCTGCTACAGCGCCTTTAGCTGCTTGCGCTATCTGTGGCATCAGTCCAATTATCTCGGCTCTAACAGTGCTTTGGATGCCTGTGGTGACGTTTATGGTTTGGTTAACTACAACACCTGAGCCACCGCCTAACTTGTTATTAGGAATTATCGCACCATTTTGATTAGGAACAAAAACTTCTTGGCCTCGCTCTCCAACCAATGTTGGCTGGCCTCTATTCACAGAGCCGCCAATAGCTGCGGTAGCAGAATAGTCTTGACCCATACCAATTCCACCCCCAGCCGTCATCCCAGAGCCAGTTGAGCCTGTGCCTCCAGTACCAAAAGAGCTAGTAATAAAACCAAATGCCGCATCAACAATGTATTTCTGGATTAGCATTTTAATTAAGCTGTCAACAACGCTTTTGGCCATTGACTTTATAGCATCGGCAAAGTTAGCTGCACCTGTTATCCCAGCGGTCAGAGAGTCTGTTAAACCATCTAGTCCCTGCTTGGTAAGGTTCTGTATATTGGTTGTCATGTCAGGAATGCTGTCACTCCATGACTTGAAGCCAAGTTCTATGTCGTTTAACGCTGGAACAATAGCGGCTGGCACTGTACTAGCAGTGGCTTTAAAGTTTTCTAAGCTGGCTATTGCTAAATCAATTTCTTTGCCAAACCCAGAAAGAAAATCAACTTCACTAATGTCGGCAGCTGCTTCTGCATCCTGAGCCTCATGGTAAAGTTCAAGTAACTTTTTGCGCCTCTCCATCAACTTATCTGTTGCGGCTAACTGAGCATCGACAGACATATTGGTAGTATTTTTAACGCCTTCAATTTGCTTATCTAGCTTATCAAGATCGGCTCTGTATTCTTTACTGCTTTGCAGCCCAACATTAAACGTGTCTTTTAGCTGATTTTTTAGTTCTATGGAGCCTTTGTAGACTCTTATAAATCCGTTGGCTAACTCTTGAAACCCGACAACTGCTAGTTTAATTCCTTTAAGCAGGTCAATCGCCAATGATCTAGCAAATGCCTCAATCCCGCCCTTAGCCTCTATAGATCGCTGTAGGAAGCCCGTGAATCTTTCTACCATCATTTCTATAGCAGGGGCAAAGGCTGCTACCGTTTGATCAGTAACGCCTTTAAACAAGCTCTTGAGCTTAGTCAGAGAGTCAACTGTATCTTCGACACCTTTAGCGGCAGTGCTAGACATGGTAAGGCCAAGCACTTTCGCTTCACCTAGCATTTCTTTCAGACCATCGCTTCCCTGAGACAAGGTATTTACAAGGGCTGCACCCTCGGAGTCAAACAGCTTAAACGCTAAACGCAGTCGGTCTGATTCTGATTTAACATCTTGGAACGCATCAGCCAAAACAATCATGCGTTCATCAAGCGGCATTCTGTTTAGTTCTTGGGCATTTATACCCAGTTCCTTAATTGCGCCTTTAGCCTCACCCATGCCCTGCGCTGCTTCGGCAGTTCTACGGGTAAACCTTTGCAGGGCCATATCCATCGTTTGAGTAGCCACGCCAGTAAGGTCAGCCGCATATCTTAATGCGCCCAAAGCCTCAGTTGTTGTGCCTATTTTTGCAGCGGTCTTTGCTAGGGAGTCTGTAGCGTTTAGGGATGATCTAACTAACAAACCAAAACCAGCAGCACCAGCAACGCCAACCAGTGCAGTTCTTAGGCTAAACACAGAGCCAGCTATTGCCTTCAATCCATTAGCAGCAGAACCAAAACCTTTCTTGGTTTTATCAAATGCCCTAATCGTGATGTTTACATTTTCAGCCATTGTTCTCGCTCATTATCTGGAAGTAGGCCAACCACTCGTTAAAGTGACTGACAGGCATTTGCTCTGCTTCTTCTATGCTCATGTGAAGGCGGTCAGCCAAGGAAAGCAGATTCATCCTCGACTGATCGCTTCTCAGTTTCCCTCAGCCGCCTCTACTGACTCGATCTGTGCAAACATCTGATTAGCGATTTCACTAATTACGTTAGTTTCTTCGCCCATCAAATCAATGCGATCCTCAGCAGAAGTAAAGAGCTTGTTGCCGCCCTCGTCTTCTGCCTTCATAACGATCAAATCCACCATCGCGCCAACTGTGGTGTTGTTTAGGAAGTTGGGGTGCTTCTTCTGCAACTGGTCTAAGTCATAGCAGGTAATGCTTCTGCAATACAATTTAAACGCTCCAGATTCGTCACCCCATTCTGGCACCTGTACTTCTCGCGCCTCAACCTTTCTTCTGCTGCGTAACTCTTTAGCTAATCCCATGGTTTAATCCCCTTATGCTGTTGCTTCAGTTACTGCTCCGCTGCACTGGATGGAGAAGCTGGCTTCTACCATGCCGTCGAAAGAACCAGTGATTGAACGAGAAGTTACAATGCCGCCACCAGAGAAATAAGATTCGCCAGTGCCAGTACCTGTTGGATAAATCTCAAAATCTACCGCAGCGCGTTCGTCAAGGATAAGCTGCTGTGCGTCAGCCTCATCCCAGTAGCACTCGATAGTTACTGTATTGGTCTTTAGACCTTCTTTATAAGATCGTGCGGTATCGCCCATTACACTATCTTCAATGGTATCTGCTGAACCATCAAACGTGAAAGAACGAACCTCACCCACAACGGCCACAGAGCCGCCAGATGCCGCGATTTTTACTACACCAGATGCGCCTGTTTTAGTCGCCATGATAATTACCTCTAATTTAAGTTAAGTTGTGCCGCGAGTGTACTGATACATAACGCGAACTGTAATAATAACCCCACCAATGGGGTCAATAGAACCTTCATCAATCTCGACTCTGGTTATCTGCGTATCAAGGGCATAGCCCCCACGCAAACGATCAACGTCAAGACCTTCTTCAATTGCTTCGATAATGTTGTTTCGGGCTGAATCAATCACAGACCCTTTAACGTAGCAAATGAACTCATAATTGATTGTAGCCATTCGCTGAGTAATTGACCCACCGATGCTACTATCTTCTCTATCCTCGTCTGCACTTCGAACAAGGATAGCAGGAAATTGTGCGCTTGATAACTTAGTAAAATCAAACGGCTCTCTTGTTACATACTTAATATCTACTGGCGTTTTAACTGCCTGAAGCGTAGCCACCAAGTTGTTTGCAATGTTCTCTCTAACGCTCATTTCAATGCCCTGAAGAATACTTCGCCAAGTTGCTTTTCTTCTCTATCGCTAAACCCAAAAAACGGTCTAGTCTTATTGTTCATTGCAGCCTTTTTAGATTCAGTGGCTCTAGTAAAGAATATCTCAGCTTTAGTGCTGCTTGCCCTTGATGTCATCGAGCTTAACATCTGACCTGTAAACTGTAGGTCTGGGTTTGTGCTTCTGCCTCTACTAGCCCTAAATGCAGCATATACGGGCGTATACTTCTTAAACTTCCCGCCCTTAAAGCCAACGCCTTTACTGGTTCTGGCTTCAATAATATTAATACCAGCCTGAGCAGTAATCGACAGTGCTTTTTTAACACTTGCTGATAGTGCTTTGCCTTTTTTGCCAATACGCTTTGCAACAGCCTTTGCATTGGTATCAATCTTAACCTGCATTATCTATCTAACCGCTGTCCGACAGGTTGCTTCTCATCGTAGTCAACAGTGCCATCACCGTCTTCATCATAATCAACACCATCTGCCAATACAGCTTCCAACTCTTCGCCATATCGAGCTTTGTAAAAGTCGATCATGTTTCCGAATCGGTCACCATCTACCCAGTTAGTTAACTGCGGCAAGACGTATCTATATAGCACCAAGTATGCGCTAGTCATAGTAAACTGTGAGCTAGTTAGCTTGCTGTTATCCATCTCACCAGATATGCCTTTTCTAGGCCACCATTTGATCCTAAGCTCTCGCTCAATATCCAGCTTTGCTTTTGGATGTTCCGCAACAAAAGTCTCGATACCAAAATCAAGAATATCGGGAATCAGCTTTAATAAATCTGCATCGCTTGAATAAGCCATATAAACCTCTAATAAAAGCCCCCTCCGAAAAGGGGGCGATTAGTCTTACAGTTAGTCTTACAGTGCAGCGTCAGACAGAATCTCAACACCGAATGCATCGTCAAGCTCGGCTACGCCATATACAGCAGTAGCGTTCAGCTCGAATGCACGCAGAGACTCATCACGCTGAGGCGCAATGTTGAAGTCACGCTTCATAGCGATCATCAGAGCTTCAGGAGCAAATACAGCACCCTTAGCATCGTCATTGCCGTCAACAGTGATGTTGGCAGATTCATATACATTTATGCCAGCGATAGTACCTACATAACCGTTACGCATTGCTTCGTTCTGCAAGTCGCCACCGTTGGGGTTAGCAAAGGTGTTAGTTAGGTTAGCTTTCAACTGATACGCTTGGAAAGGATGTACTACAGCATTGATAGTGCCAGTAATCTTGTTAGCGCGTAGAGTTGCAGCAGCCTTAAACAGGTCAGCAACAGTAATCTCTGCACCAGCAGTACCGATAGAACCTGAGAAGCCGTCAAACAAAGCGATTAGGTCAGTGTCAATCTTGGTAGCGATAGCGTTACCCAGAACAGTACCTAACTCAACAGCAGGGTTTCCGTCACCGTAGGTAGCCATGTCAGTCAGCAGAACCTGTGCGCCTACTTCGCCAACAGTTACAGAAACTGAGCTAGTAGATACAGTGGTGCTGGTCATGTCAGTGCCTTCAGTTAAGTTGGCAGCAGCGATTGCTGGGTACTTAGGAACCTGAATAGTCTTGCCAGCTTGGGCTTGGATGTTGTACTGAGTAACAAGACCCAGCATAAGTGATTGCTCTTCTGCGGTAAAACGCGCCTGAGCTACGATATTAACAAACAGATCGTCAAGTGTTGTTGAAGTTGTTGCAGCCATGATAAATGCCTCTAAATAAAATTAAATTGTGGTTTGGTGGTTACTTTTTCTTCATAGCAGCAAATGCTTCTTTGCCACCATTTTCCCAGTTTGCAACCATATCTGCCACAGATTGAGGCTTCTGCGTAGAGCCACCAGCGTTACCCATCGATCCTGTGCCACCTTGTGACGCTTTGACCATGTGCGGGTTTACTGTCAAGAACTCTGCTACCATCTCGTTGACTGATAACAAATCACCGCTGTCATTGTATCGCGGTACTCCGTTAGCGTCTAGCACCTCGACCGTTCCGTCATCTGACAGTCTGGTCTGGTCTTTTAGTAGCTGAGAGACTTGAGTCGGATTAACAGCATTACTGTTAGAAGCTGCACCCAGAATCGCTCCATCTACTAGCGTCTGTTGCAACTTGCTTTTGTAACTCTGTATCTCCATGTCTTTCTTCTCGACCGTTTGCTTCAGGACTTTATCGAACTCCCCGCGCTCTTTCTGTCGCTCCAACTCTGCGGCTTCTTTTTTTGCCAACAGGTCTTTAGCTTCATCAAGGTCAACGCCAGATAGTCGTTTGTCGAACTTGCGCTGCTCTCTAGCAACACGATCCGCAACAATGCGGTCTAGTTCATCCTGAGTAAAGGTCTTGCTTTCCTGAGTTTCTACTGCCGCAGTTTCAGTCTCTGCTTCTGTTTCCATGATTTCATCGCTCATGTCGCGTGCCTCTTAAAGAGTATTGGTGAATCGTTAGTCTAGCATAAATTTACTTTTTTGGTTTCTTCTTCTTTTTTGGTCGCCCAACGTTACTACCGTATGTACCTTTACCTTTTGGCATGATTTAGTCCTCTAGTATTGGTCTAAAATGATGACGACAGTTATAGCCGCCCCTTACAATAAACGGATCGCCAGATGCCTTGCCTTTCCAACTACCCGCCCATGTTCTCTCTATCTGTTCAGTGGTAAACACCTGATTAACATATTCCCTACAAAACGGCCTTGTATCTCTAACCGTTGTGCCGTAATACTTCCACTTGGTTGCACCTGACTCTTTACCTATAGCGGTGTTAATAGAAGCATCAAACTGCATCAAGCTATCCTGAGCCATCTGAGTGCTGTAGCGTCTAAGGTTATTACCAACCCTATCCCTAGCATATAAGGTATGTAGCTTTTCAACTGCGGCTGCACTCTCTGCCGCATTGCCTGTTCTTGCTATATCAACTAACCGCTGTGCCTCTAAGTCGTCAGATTGAATGTATACGCCATTTACCGCATGGCGAATGGTCTTTACCGAATCAGCAAACGCTCTGCCCGTAAGGGTATTCTGATAAACCTCAGTCGCTATGACATCAAGGTACTCATTAGCAATCACCTCGAATCCTTGAAAGGATAACCGCTGTAGTTGGCTAATGACCGCAGGGCTTGCTTTTGTAAAGTCCCCGTATGTCTTTAGCATCACAGCCGCTTCAGCCGCTACGCCATTGTAGTCCCTTATCATCGCATCAACAGTGGCTAGGTACGTTTCATCAATTGCCAACCTAATCTCGTTACGCGCAGATATAGCCCATTCTAAATCGAACAGATTACCATCCTGTAGAGGCGCAGTTGCCATAAGATCAGCAACCTTCTCTTCTAACGTCACTAAAGCCGCCTGTAGCCTTTCTTGATGGCTATCGGCTAACTTCTCTAATGCTTCAGAATAAGCCGTATCCGCTGGCATTACTCAGCAACATCCTGCTCTGCAAACTGACCTAATACTTGCGATCCGCTTTCAATTTCAACGTGCGACTGGGCTAATGCCTCATCATCTAGGATTAGATCACTGATCTTCTTATCTATCTCTTGCATTAGGGTTACTGACTTAACGCCTGTAGAACGCATCTGCTGCAAGAATAGTAGCTCTTTATCGTAGTCACGCAGGTCAAATGCGTCTGGGTAGAATATCTCCACATCTGGCGTGACATCCTGCCAATCACAGAACAACACCCAAAGCTGCTCTTCGGCAAGCTCCAGCAAGTCAGCCTTTTCTGATAACTTAGCATTCAACATTTGGAACTCGGTCTGCATAGCCACGCCAGACATTACTTGAGCATCAGTCCCGCGTACAGCACCCATATGACTCATGCGATTGATTGACTCCACCTTATCGGTTATCGATGCACGAACAGCGTCTAGGTTCTGACCGCTAGGCTGTAACTGGTAAGGTTTTAACTGTGCGTCCATATCATCGGGCAGATTAATGATCGCACCAGCACCTGCACTAGCATCTGTTCCATATGATTTAACCAGTGTCGGGTGGTTAGAAATACGGATTAGCTGCTCGATCTCTGATAGCTCCTGATAGATAGCTCTTTGCATATAGGACGCATCTGATATGTCACTCAGCCCTATGCCTCTGGTTATCGATCTTTGCGCAGGTAAGAACACCGCAGGGATGCGACCCAGTACGTTGTCATCCACTTCAATCATCTTATCTAGGTCATTAACTGAGTGCCATTGCTCTACTCGGTCTTTGTACCAAACGCGGTAGTACGTCTCTGTGGTGGTCTCATCAACACGGATAACGCTTTCTCTGACCTTTAGATAGTCAAGCTCAAAGCGACCGCTGGGGGTGCGAGCGTAGTTCCAGTCAAGAACATTCTCAGGAGTGAACATCGTTACATAAGGTCTAATTTCTTGCTCTAGCTCTTCTGCTTTTGTTCCCGCTGTAGACTTAGGCTTATCCATCATTAGCCATACATGACCATACACACTAGACCAAATCTGAGCTTCGCGCATAAATGCATCAAAGCTGCGGCCATCAAGATCAGCATCTTTTAAGAAAGAATCAAGGGCCACGTTATTGGCTGCGCTGTTATAGGCTCTAGTAGGCGGCACGCGCCAGAGAAAGCTGCTGTAGATATGGACTATATTTTTGCAGTGGTTATCTAACGGGGTCAGATCAAGTCTGCGGTCATAGTCATCTGTTGTTTCGGATATGTAGCGCGTGAGGTATGCGCCATTAAAGTAATCTTGCCCACCCATATAGCTGCGAACATAAAACTCCCAGCGTGCTTCGTACTTGTCATAATCAGGGTGCGTTGTATCTGCGTTCAATCTCATCAAGTCCACCTTTGTGGTTGTGGTGTGGCGTATTCAGTGCGAACTGGGAACAGGTATTCCACTAAGTAGCCGAGGGCATCGTTCATATGATCGTAGCCATCTTCTTTATTGGGAATGCTTGTGCCTTCTTTGTATGTCTGCCTTTCAAGTGACTTAATCGTCTGCTTGCATTTCGGGCTGATGTACAAATGCCGTTCACCATCACTTGATAGTAAACGACTATTCACAGCGTTGATTCTATCCCTGACCAATGCGTGTGAGTTCTTCGCCTTAACGCTAAATCCTGCGTTTTGTAAGATCGACAAATCTGTGCGACCACCAGCAGAGGTTTTCCGCTGTCTTGATGCTGGGTCTGGATAAACAATTATATTGCGTCTAGGGTAGCGGTCTACTATCTCCGCAACCATTTCATCGGTGTTAGACCCGTACATGACTATCTCGTCAACGGCAATCAGCGTCCCGCCTTTACGAATACAGATAACGGCAGACATTGGGTCTAAATTGAAGTCCATCCCAATGTGGAGTGTACCACTATCGTCATCAATCGCCAATACAGACTCTTCTCGGTTAAACCCATAGTAGATCAGGCCAGCATAGGTTACGAATGCAGCCTCATACTCTTGCTTGAAGGTTCGCTCATCTAGGTCTTGACGGGCAGCGTCAATCTCTTCCTGCGGTACGTTGCCACCATCGAGAGTCGTATACTGGAAAGACTCCCAATCCTCTGCGCCATCTTTGCCTCTAGCCCATAGATCATAGAAGTGATTCCTGCCTTTAGGCGTACCAATAAAAAGCGCACCCCCTTTTCTGTCAGATAGGCTGGGGCGTATAACCTCATACCATGCCTCTGGGCGCATATCAGCAAACTCGTCAAGGACAACAAAGTCCAAAGCTCGTCCGCGCAGGTTGTTTGGCTTCTCGGCTCCTTTGAGGCTAATCACTGACCCATTGATTAAACGCAGTGTTAGTGAGCTTTCGTTAGTCTTTGATATATACTCATGCGGGATAGTATGGATAAGCATCTGCCAAGCAATCTCTTTGGCAGACCCGTAGGTAGGCGCTACATACCAAACATTCTTATTCTTGCCTGATACTGCTGCCCTTAACAATGCACCTGTAGATAGGAACGTCTTGCCGAATCGTCTGCCAGCCACGACAGAAACAAACCTAGCATTACTAATGAATATTTCAGTCTGAGGTTTGGTTAATTGCATTGTTGTCTAAAATAATATTAATCGGGGGTATCTCTTGAACCTCTGCTTCCTGCTCTTTCCAGCCAGCTTGGGTTTTTAGATAAAAGATGTTAGCCGCCACGTTACCCTTTTTGGCTAATTGTATAAGGTTAGACCCCATACTAGCGCACTGTTTAACCCTGCCTTTTTTATAAGCGTCAGAAACTTCAGGCTGTCTTTCCTCTATAGCCCGCAAGGTTGTTTCGGAAATGCTAAAGTAATCAGCGATCTGGCCTTTAGTAAGCACAGCGGCCAATGCTTCAAGTTGGGTTATTTGCTCTGGCGTAAACTCAATAATAGGTCTACCGCCACCATCACCTTGATTACCTATCTTCATAATTATCCTACAAATTCAAATGATGCAGTTAATCTATCAGCTGAAACCTTTTTTCTAATTGCCGTGACCCCAGAAATACTTTCATGTGCAGCTGTTCTGCCGACTGATACTCTACTTGGCTTTCTAGCCATGATCCAATTTTTAGATGATTGTAATCCATGTATAAAATTAGGTGCTGATGTAACTAATCTAACTCTAAATCCATTATTTTTATATTGTTTAGCCATTTCAGACATAAATCTACCACCTAAACCTATACCTTGATAATCAGGTTTGACAACAATTCTATGTATTCTTTTAAAATTCTTTACTTTTGGATGAGGAAAATGCAAAAAACTACACCATGCTACAGGTTCACCACCTATTTCAGCTATATATTTATGCGCAGCATTATGATGATCTGCACTTAAATAATGAAACTCTTTAAATAATTCCCATTCTTTTCCTGATGCTTTTCTGATTTTAACCTCAATATCGGGTCGCCTAAGTGACCTCCGATAAAATTGTTTTTCATTGGCATCATATACCCAATTTGGCTCTAACCATTCCTCAATATCATAATGACAAGATACCGCTATAAATTGTTTGTTTTCTCGTCTAATATATTTTTGAATTGCTGCACTACCTATTTTGGCAACTTGACGATCTACAACTGATGTAAATTCATCATAAAGAATGGGTTTATCCGATTCTAAAATGATTCGTGCTAATTCGGCTCTCATTTTTTGACCATTAGATAAAACACTAAATGGCTTCAGCCAGTCTGGAGGACTAGAAAATCCCACTTTGCTTAATGCTTCAGTAATTTGCTTTGGCGATAAATTTTCTGCAAAATCATCTATTACCGTTCTATCAGTCCATTCAAACCCATTAAATAATTCGAAGTCTTTAAATACATTCTTTGCTATTGTAGTTTTACCTGAACCAGAAGCACCAACAATTAACCCTATATTCCAATCCATATCTTCAATAGGAATATTGATATCAAATTCTTTGCGAACAACAGATGTGTCATAATCAAATTGCCCCTTTACTTTTTCCACTCTAAAAGACGATGGTATTTTGCTTTCTATTACAAACTTTGAACTTGGCATGAATACCCCTTCTCTAATAATTCATTATAGACCCTTTCCTGATGACCTTCGTTTTCACAGCTAACAATAATGTTAAATACCTCATAATATGATTCTTCTTTTAAATCGCCAGAATCTTCAGATAATCCATCAATAATGTTCGCTAATTCCTGATCATCAAACCCCAATAACGATAAATCTATATTTTGCGCTATATTTTCTACTTCTATTTTTAATAACTCATAATCCCAGTCAGCATTTAAAGCTAATTTATTATCAGCTATAACATATGCCTTTCTCTGGGCCTCTGTAAAGCCCTTTAAGGCAATTGTCGGCACCTTATCCATACCTAGCAGTTGTGCAGCTTGTAGCCGCCCATGCCCTGCTATAATGCCGTTATCCTCGTCTATAAGGATTGGGTTAGTAAAGCCGAACTCTTTTATACTGGCAGCGACTTGCTGTACTTGTTTCTCGCTGTGCGTTCTTGAGTTATTAGAATAAGGGATTAGTTCCCCTGTTTGCTTCCATTCAATAGACTCCATTATTGCTCCGTCCCGAATATCTCTTCTGCCATTGCTGCAAACTCCCTGAACCCTTCGTAAGGCTCAAACTCTGAAAGCTCATCGACCATGTTAGCAACGCCATCTTGCCAGTCAATAAGCTCTTCTCTGATCTTATGTCTTGGAACATCAGTGGTCATTAATGATTCAATAATCGCATCGAAGCGAATTATCTCGTCATTTAATTCCCAATCAAAGCAATCTTCAAGTGATTTAGTTAGGTTTAGGCTATCCATTTGACACCCCTAATGTCAGTGAACTAGCGGCATTGTGCATGGTTTTTACGAAAATGTAAACTAGCTAAGGTCGTCGGCAGCGACTGCGCCAAGCGAGAGAATTACAAAAACTATCATGTAAATTATCACTGTTTGCCCCCTTGTTGGTAAGTTAAGGCGGCATTGTATAGACGATCAGTTATGATTTGAAATGCTTGTTTAAGATAATGCTCATACCATTATTGATATGTAAAAAAACCCCCCAGCCAAGTACAAATCGGTCTGAGGGGGTGGGGGTAAGACTCGCAACGACTTTTAACGAGTCTTGGAAATAGTAGCCCGTATCGGCCCTCAGTGGGCTAACCTGAGTCAAAGGTATAAGGGAACCTCGGCCTATGCGTTTTCGCCACCAGTGCATTAATCTGGCAAGAAAGGACTATGTTAGGCCCTCGGCTAGTAAATTATAACCCCATAAACAACAAAAGCGGTCAGCAAAGCGGTCATGGTAAATAGGTGTAGCCTGTAAACTACAAGCGGTTCCTCTAGCCACTCCCTGAACCTTCTGGCCATAATCTCAGCCTTTGATCGCCTAATAGCTTTGTCAGCGTGCTTGTTAGCGTCTCTAATTAGCGTTTTAACGTCCATTAGTGGCTCCCCATTACAAGTCTATCTAAATAAATTAAATCCTGATACGAGTCCATTACAAGCTCTTCCATGCTTGGCTCAAGATACATATATAACTGATGTCTAATTTCTTCAAGAAAGTCAGGTGTATCGAGTATATCCTCAAAGTCGTCCAGAGCCTCCGACAAGTAAGCATCATTATCAACATCTTTAGCGTTCCTGTCAGCAGCATCGCGGAACATAGCGGCAGCCATCCTAGAGGTAGCGTCCTCACTGTATATCGCTTCTAATGCCAGCAAGGGCTTATCGCTAACCGTGTGAGGAAATACGTCATCCATCCAAGTCGGGTGAGTAATTAGCCAGAGAGCTATAAGTCCGTCTTTAGTCTTATCTGGCAGTTCCTGATAACTACCCTCCCACATTGGGGTTTCGTCTCGGATAAGGCCAACAGCGTCATTCAATACCTTGTAAGACATTAGCACACCCCCAGATTTATGCAGTCGTTGTATTCCATTGTACTAGCAGCGCAATACATGATTATGAGTATAGCCGCGCCAATCCATCCAGCGCGGTTTTCTTGTTTTTCTAACTCAGCTTTTTCAACAGTGTTTAGTTGGCTGTAAGTAATTGAGTGACGATCTAACATATTATTCCCCTTGATTTTTTGATTGCCCCCCGTAGGGGGCGGTTAATTTACTCTTCCTCTTCCTCAATGAAAAAAATAACTCGAACGCTGGTGCCGTAGTTGTCAACATTCGACTCACTGTAGTTAGACTGAACATTTTTAGGCATAGCTTCAAGCCATTTGCCGAACTCTGTATCCTTATAAAGAGATTCTGTTTTATCCATTTTAATAACCTTTGTTTTTTGAATGTAGTTGTATTAAATACCATTTGCCCGCTAAAGTAAACCCTTTTGTATATAATATTATGGAATGAAAAGAATCTGCTTAAAACTTTTGGTTATATATCACCTATGCGCCATTCCTGCTCCTTGATCTGCTCTTTTAGTTGACGCGCAAACTGGATAACTTCTTCTCTGTCAAACTTAGGTGATGCCCTCCAAGCCAGACGCTCCATAGCCTTTACCCTTCGCTCCCCGTAGCTATCAGCCATCCACTGTCTGTAACGTAGGACATAGTGCGCCTGCTTCATGCCCCACAGGTTACAACTAGGGCATTGGGGGTGGATGTTTTCCTCGAATAGCTTAAAAACTGTTCGGCCTCTAGGTATGAAATGGCCGCCCTGCATAGCCTTGTAATGATCGATCTTGCCGCAGGTAACGCACTGGCAGTATCCGTTGTCATCACTTGCCTTTAGCCTTACAAGCCTTTGTAAGAGCTTGGCTGCCTTGTCTACTTCCTGTGCCACCGTAGTCTTTTTACGCTTCGCCATTAATCTCTCTCTCAATCAAGAAATCAACGTAGTGCTTAATCTTTCTCAGTGAATCTACCCCCCCCTTATCCTTCCAGCGAGTTATGTATTTCACAATATTACCCTCACAGAAATCCATCTCATTAGCCATGATATATTCGATAGGCTGTATCGCTTTCTTCCTGTAATGGTCGCCACCGACCTGATTGTCTAGTGCGCTCATTCTTCATCCCCTTTTTCAACAACTTCAATTTCTGTAGGCATACCAATGTTGCAATGAGAGCAAATACCGTAAGCATTGCCATCATCGCCAACCCAATACTCAAGACTATTACCACACTCACAAAAGCATTTAGTAGCAATAATTCCATTTGACGGAAAGTTAATGACATTACTCATCCTTTAAGCTCGGCACAACAGTCTTTCGTGAATGCTCACCAGTGCGAATATGATAGGTAATCGCGTGTGCTGCCCTCCAGCTTACATAGCCACCCCTAGCAGCATAGGCATCAGCACCAGCCAATGTCGGGTGTCTCTCTACAATCGCTCCCGATGCCTCAGCGGTAACTTGCTCTTGGTGATGGTAGTGGCCCGTGTGAATGTAACAATACTTGGCTTGCCCCCACATTGATCTATAGCGAGCATCAGAGCTAAACACAGAAGGCAGTGCGCCTATCTTCTTTTTGTGTCCGTGATGGAAGCCCAACATTATCTCGCCATGAAGGTGCGCGTAGTACGGGAACTCGGTATCGTCTACCTCTAGCCGTGGATTGTTTTTATAGATAACCTTAGCGGCCTTTCTAAGCCACGCAGAGCCACTTTCGTCATGGTTACCCTCACATACTATTAGTTTGACAGCTTTATGCTTGGTTAACAGTATTTCAACGCATTGCATAGTCACAGACAAAGCCATCTCGATTAGCTTTCCATATCTAGTGTCGGCATCAAGAACGTGCTTTGAAATAGGGGTAACTGGTAAAAGGCCGTCCCAGTGCAGGAAGTCGCCTTGCAGGTTAAGTATCGCTAGCTCGCTATTAGGTGAACCATCAGCCATGCGGGTCATTGCAGACAATGCCTCATGCTCGGCTATGGACATATCCCAGTCATCGCCAGTCTCAGCGTGCCAACTGTACATCCCTAAGTGAAAATCTGTAAGGGTATATAAAGTTAAAAGCTCTGAGTCGTGTCCTTTAGCAGCCTTTATCTTTGGGGCTGGCTTCCACTCAAATCCCTCAATCGCCTCTACAATCTGATCCTTGTTTAAACCCTTAGCTCTTTCTTGGATAACCCACTGCAAGGCTTGTGAGCCATCTTCCTTATAAGCGGTAGATATTCTCTTTGCTTCGAACCCTTCTGCGGTCTGGTGGACTAAATCCCTATGGGGAGCAACCCCGTTGCTGGCGGCTATCCCCTCTAACCTGCGAAGCATTTTATCAATATTGCGCCTAGAGCTTCCGATCTTTTTGCTTGCTTTGTTGGCTGACCCTGTCTCAATCACCGCATCTAGTATCTGATGATGCCTCTCAGTGGTTGCAAATTCCTTTAGTACCCGTGGATCGATCTTATTCACTATGCCTCCTGCTGGGCTTGTAGTTCGGCATACTCGCTGTCTGCGGGTATTGATAACCGAATGCCCTGCTTGGTAGCCCAATGATAGACGTTATCAAGAAAGTGTACAAATTCACCTTTTGTTAGCTTGCTAGTGCTTTTGATCTGGTCAGGCAAGTTGTTAAAGGTATGCACACCCAAGAATCGCTTTTTTAAATACAGTTTCCACACAAACTCTGGGTCTTCGTGATCTACTGCGTGGCCTTTTTTTGCCATGCCTTCCGCTATTTCCCTAAACCAAATATGCGACATAGCGTTTTGACTTAGGCTTCTTGGGTTTTCATAGGGGTCTAGCTTGACTGCCAAAGGCGTACTGTAGTCCCAGTCTTGCATACGCTTAATGATATGAGGCAGCCTTTTCTCTAGCTCCTGCTTACTGCTTACCTTTACATGATCGCCCTGACTCACAGCTTTACCCGCAACCATTTAGCCATTATTCGCTCAGACTTATTCTCCAGCCTGCTTGCAGTTTTCACTCGCTCCCTAGCTGCCGCGTCAAATCCGAGTCTGTTCTTTTCGAAAGAGAAGATCGGTTGCAAATGATTAGGCGTACAGTATTGGCTGCCGTACAACCTACCCTTCAGCGTGCTGTATTTAATCGTCTCAGGGTTTATATCGTTGCAGACATTGACAAGATCAGCAATCGTGTAGCATTTACCATCCTCCAGCTTTGGATGCTCGCCCCTAAACTCGACTAACCTTTTTGCATTCTTACTACGCATTTTTAAATTCCCCATCATAATAAAAGCCAAACTTGTCAAGATAATACTGCTTCATCGAAATTTGGTCTTCAGTGTTAAGCCAGCTAATGTCAGTCATCTGCATATCAATAGACTTGGCCCTAATGCTTTCATTTTTACTAGACTTTTTAGCCATTGGTGAGCCGCCCTGATTTTGCGCCTTAGTCAACCAAAGATTGACAAAGCGTTTAATACCGCTTTTTGTCTTTCTCTTTGTAGGGTTAGCATCGCACCATGATTCCATAGCCATAAGCTCTTGGTGTACGTTGACTGCTGGAAAGACTCTCTGCCACGCGATTACATCTTTTTCTTCTGGCTGCCAATCTTCTTTAGTATTTAGTAGCATATTATTCCCCGAATGCTTGTTGGTATAGGTGAGTCTCAACCTTGTTGAAAAATGAATCAATAGACTCTAGCTCATTGTATTTCTTTTTGCCTCCATCTTCTCGCTCAATAAGGCCATCTGAGTTCTGCCCTTTTCTTTTGATCTGACAGGTATCCCAGTAATCAGATTTCCTACACCACCCCATAAACTTAACATTGGTAGCCAGCTTCTCTCCTTTCGGAATAAGAACACTAGCAAAAACATAATAGTGACAAGGGTAATCCCTTTGGTACAGGTTGACGTGAGTATCGTAAGTCGGTAAACACTGAACTGTTCTTTGCTTGGCTTTTAGGTCAACAGTGGCTCTGCCTATCTTAAAGTCGAAATGATAGCTCGTAGATGCTGTGTATTCATGCTCTAAAAAACGATCACTTAAAGCGTCTTTGAAAAGCAATTCAGCTAAGTTGCCAGCATATTGACCTGAACCATTATCTAACATTGTCTTGCCGTTAAATGCTTTGTTGGTCGCCATCTCTAACGCTTTTTTGTGATTAGCTTCAGTTGGAACTAATATCATCTGAACCTCCTACAGTCAGTGATTAATACTTTTTACAGGTGTATAAATCCTCTTTGCCTTCATCGAGTTCATTGATAAATAATTTTACAAGTTTCCTGAACTCTTTGTTTTGAACCAAACACTGCTGAAAAATGTTATGTAAAGTCCAACCAGTAATCTCTACTGATCCATACCAAGTCTCTATGCTGGCTCTTGCTGAATATATCCTGTTAGGCATTTTGACAACAGTGTTGCGAATGTCTTGCTCCCTAATACTAAACTGAGCATCTTTGTCATTCTCGATGCCATTTACTGTAAATCCCATTATGTTCTCCTATGGCTCGGCAAGCCTCGCCTTGTGTATTGATAAATTATATTTTTAAATATTTTTAATTAAGGTGCGTTAAACCCTTTTACTTCGTAAAGTAAAATTTGCGATCAAAGGGCTAAAGCAGCTTTGCGATTAATTCGTATTCGTATCGAATCTCTAATCTATCCATCAGCAGAAATCGATCTGCATCTGGGGCCATGTCTGGAGGGTCAACCACGCTCTGATGTTTAATTTAAAGAGTTCATCAGCCTCTAGCCCGAATACTTTTTGTACTCTAATCTATCTCAATATAAAAATAAACTGAAAAGGTTACTTATAACCAAATGTTATAAAATCATCTATCGTTATATCCAAAGACAAGCATATAAGCTGGATAGTATGTATCTTTAAGTTTTTGCTTTTACGCCAGCGTAATACCTGCTGCGGTGAGGTGTCAGCTATTTTGGCAAGCTGTCGGCTGTTTACGCCTTTGTTGTTTTGTGCCGTTATGAGGCATTTGCCTGTATCGATTAATTCCATGATCTTGAACCTTGTGATATATTAATTGGGCGGGTTCCCCCGACTCGCAACCTCCTATGGTTTGCCCCCCGAAAGGGGGGCTTTTTTACCCTAGAACGGAATGTCAGCATCTAGCTCTTCCATCGTCATATCTTCTTTAGCCGTAGTTCCTTGCCCCGCAGACCCTGCTGGTGATCCTGAGTCGGTATAAAATACCTTAACATTGCCAAGAATAGGGGTTTTAGTCCCAGCGTCACGCTCTTCTTTATCGACGGTCTGGCTGATAAAACCATTGTTGTCATACTGATCGGCTACTGCTGTATCTACAAAGGTAGTCAGGTCTAGATAAGTGCCTTTTGCTCCCTTATACAGGCGCGACTTGTCGATCTTGGTAACATCAATTCGTACTGATAATCCTACTTTCATTTTAGCTTCTCCACTTGGTTTGTAATTTCCGCTACAGCCTTATCGACCTGAGCAGACAGTTTTGCGATATATTCATCATCGCGGTCAACACGCACTAGAACGTGCGGCATTTCTGGGTGGTAAGAAAAAAAATCCCACCAATCTCGTTTTGTAATCCACATACAGCCTTGAATTTGCTGCCAGTATTTTTTTATTCCTTCTTGTGGGTTAATCATATATTCCGCGTGTGTGGTAGGAGCAGGGCATTTAATTTCTAAACCGCCTTGACCATCTACCAATCCATCTGGAGAGCAACCAAACTTAAAACTGGTGTCGAGGATAAATCCAGTCTCGATAACATTGTTGCCGGATATAAACTCGTATGCCTCTCTAGCTTCAGGCTCTAGATCAGTACCTCTCTGCATCCATTCGTTTACATATACAGGCTCTACACACCCTCTAATATTTTCTGCCACCAACTGCGCTATATATTTTGTCGCTTGTGATGATGGCTTTCCTGTTTGGGTTATAAGTCGCGCAAAACCACTGGCTGAAGGCTTGCCTAATCTTGCGGCAAGCCACTCATCCGTTCCCTGTTCATGGTCTAAGATAATCATCCTTCTGACCTGCGCTTGTTACGCAAAGCGTGCATAGCCCTGTCAAACTGAGAGGCAAGTAATTTATTTGGGTTTTCACACTTGAAATGATTACAGAATGCAGCAACATCAGCGTCACGTTCTTCGATCATAGCCTTCAGTTCTTTTGCTTGATCGTCAGTGATAATGGCATTTGCGACAACAGGGTTAATATCTTCCCCAGCATAAATGTGATGGCCAAGGCCAAACATTGCAAAACACTTAACTAGGCATCGCATCTTGCTGGAGTTAATCGCAAACTTATCAGGGTTAATTATTGCCTTGTTTCTATGGTCCATTACAGGCAACCACATATGCCGCATCATCATCTGATCTTGCTCTGAGCCAGTATGAATGTGGACCACGCAACTTATTTCAACGGTGCCTGTATCCTCGCATTTATCTTCTTCAAAAGAGTAATGCAGATCAGGATAATACTCCATCATCGTTCCGTAAGCCCAAGCCCACGAAAGGTATGATAGATTGCCTTTTTTCTCAATATGCTGAGATACATCAATAGCAGATAGGGTTTGCCAGACTTCTTTAGATAAACTCATTTTGACCTCCTACAGTCATTTCTTTTGCGTACTGCTCACCATATCCAACATAGTAAGCCTCTGATTGCCCTTCTAGGGCTTGATAGCCTAGAACGCAGTCGTACTCACCGCGCTCCAGATCGTTTAGATCATTGATTCCCATAATTGCCTCCTACAGCAAATGCCCCCTCGCGGGGGCGGTTAGATTAGATTTCGTAAATGTCTTTATAGTATGGCTTGTCGCATAAATCGTTAGCTTTGATATTGCTCACAATAACTTCATATTTTCTTTGCATATATCTATTGCTGGCAGTATTGAAACACCATCTGCGTAACAAACGATCTTCACAAAGCCAATCAAACAGTTGTGTAACAACATCATAAGCCTCTTTATCAGGGAAAACCGGATGTTCTGCCATCCACTGTAAATGATCAATTTCATCTTCAAACTTATCGTCCCAGTCGCTAAAGTCTTTCATTTTGTTGCCCTTTATTTATTGAATGTAGGTACATTTTATACCCATTTTTGTATAAAGTAAACTATTTTGTTAATTAATAGGCAAAAAAAAGCCCCGCGCTTGGCAGGGCTAGTGTTCTATGTGGAACTAGTATGACCAGATAGCAGGGCAAGGGAAGCCATCCTCTTCAGTACAGCCATCTAGGTGGATAAATCGACCTGATCCTTTCTGCTGAATGCCTATTCTCTGTATACCATGCTTCTGGGCCACTCTAATGATCTCTAAGGCGTTTTCTCCGCTGGCTAGTATATCTACTGCCTTGCCGTGCGTATGCGCCCCTAAGACCTCTTTACGCGCCTCTATAGGGTGTTCTGGAGATCTGTAAGCAGAAGACAGTGCAAAGCTGAACCCGCACTCTTCGCGGATAGCATTTAGGGTCTTTAGAAAATCAGGGTCAAAGCCTTCATCGCCAGTGTGTCGGCAGGCCAATTCTTTAGGCTTAAAGTAATTCTTGTCTTCTGTCTTGGATGATTTAGCCATTATTTGCCCTCTATGCTTTTGGTTTTTTCAAAACTGCGTAACCCACCCAGCCCTAAAAGCCCCATCAAGATTGGCATCATTGTGCCAGTGTCAGCTTGCGGAATTACAACACCTACGCCAGCAGCTAATGGCGAGACTAAAAAGTTGACGGCAAATCCAAGAACGCAGACCCAGCCTGTTGCTGGTCGCCAGCTACTTTGGAACCAGTTGCCTTTGGCTTCTTCGGTGTTAAGCTTAATCTGTGCCAGTGCAAGTTCCTGCGCATGGCGTTCCGACATTGTTGCAATCTCATGTGCGATCTTTTGCTTGGTGTCGGCATCAGGTATCCATTTGTCAAGTAATCCAGCTACGGGGGCGATCAGTGCTTGTAACATATCATTCTATCCACTTTGCTACGGAAAAGACTGCGATGATCATGGGGTACATCATCCACAGCATTTTCTCTAGTTTGTCAAATCGTTGCTTACCATCATCCAGCCTGCGCTCAATGTTCTGATATCGGATAGCGCATTCTTTCTCATGCGCCTCAAGGCGGGTAATGGTTGTTTCCTTAGCCATGTTAGTTCCAGAAGTAGTAGATTGCAGCAGCAGTAGCAATTAGAGCCACAACGCCAATAATGTTTTTAATCATATCATCATTTTTAGACTGCTGGCGCAACTTGGCCAGCCTTTCGCGCTCAAGACGATGCTTATTCTGCATCACAGATTTATGCTGGATCGCCAGCATATCTCGCCATACCTGCCGTGGCGTTATTTTCTTTAGCTCTTTTTCGCGTTCGCGTATTTCATTCTTCGCCCACGCAAGTTCTAGTGCCTGTTCTTGCGTCAACACAGCGTCACCCTGCTTCTGCGCTTCCTCGATATTGTCTACGGCAACTTTAGTTTCGGTGATGCTTGTGAAAAGTCCAGCAAGGTCAGACAGGTGCGACCCTGACTCTTTTACAGTTTTAATACCTGCGTTAAGAGTCTTGAGTACACCTACTACTGCTGAGATTTCTGCAATCATATTAGCTGCCTAAAGTTGGCTTAGTGTCTGGGAAGTCTGCCGTGCTGGGCCAGTCGCGTAAAGCTACACGGTAAGTCATGTAAGCTGCGTGTTGCGGGTGGTCGGTCAGAGGTACTATGTAGTCTGTGCGCTGGAGTTCGCCATCACGCCACTGACGGGCATCTTCTGCTGCTGTAGGCTCTGGTGGTGTAGGCTCTACCCAAAGCTCGTAA